GGCGCCGCTCATGTCGTCACCGACACCGCCAACGTCTCCTTCGCCAACAGCATCGGCGCCACGCGAGCGGTGGACGACAACACGACATGGCTGGCGACCACCGAATTCGTCACGCGCGCCGGAGGAGCGTTTCTGAAGTTATCCGGCGGCACCATGTTCGGTCCGCTCCATACCACCAGCTACCTCGACTTCAACAATGGCGTGGCGCCGTCCAATACGCCGCAGGATCTGTCGCGCGGCATCGTTCTTTGGGGATCGACCTCGAGCGGCTACGGCTTCGCCATCACCAGCTCGACGCTGAACTACAACGTCGTCGGCGGCACCAGCTACCATGACTTCTACGCTGACAACACGTTGCTGTTCCGCATCCAGGGCGGCAACGCGGTCACCTCGTATCTGCCGATGTTCGTCAGGAACTTCCACCAGGTCAACGCCACGGCGGGAGTTGGTGCCACCCTCCTCCTCAACAATGGCGGCGGCAACAGCACGTCGGATATCCAGGGATATAACAGCGGCTCGTTGCGTTGGATCGTGCGTCTTGGCGGTGCCGCCAACGAGAGCGGCGGACCCACCGGAAATGCCGGGTCTGAGTTTTCCCTGTTCTCTTACCGAAATGACGGCGCGTTTCTCGGCGAGCCGTTCTACATCACGCGCACGACGACCGGCGGCGATGGGACGTTCACCGGCAACCTCTATGTCAACAATGATCCGGTTCAGCCAACCGGCGCGGTGACGCTGCGCTACCTCCAGACGAACTATCTGACGACGGCGCAGGGCGATCTGCGGTGGATAAACGCCAACGGCGACACGATGACCGGCCAGCTCAACATCGCCAATAACAGCGCCAGCCTTGTCTTCAAGGACACGGGCGGCGGCGATGTCCGTTTCATCATCGGCGCGGACGATCATTTCGGCCTGTACAGCACGAACGCGGCCGGAGCATCCGCCGTCACCGTGTGGGACTTCTATGTTCGTCAGGACGCGCCCAGTCAGACCTTCTCGCTGGAAACCTACTTCCAGCGGTTCACGCACCACAATGGTGGTTTGTCCTGGGCGGGCGGGGATTTCCGTCAGGGATCGATTTACACCGACGGGAACTGGGGCGGGTTGTTCAGAGGTTATGCGGGTGTCAGCGCCGATCTCGCATTCGCCGACCGGGACGGCAATATCAACTTCCGCATACGTCAGAACCTGATTGAACTATGGGCACCGACCACCTTCGGCTCAACCATCACCGCCAATGCTCTCGTGACAATGACCAACGGTCTCAGCGTCATCAGCGGAACGACTCAGGTCAAGGCTTTTCGATTCAGTGAACAAAGCCCAGGCCCATTGAGTGGTGGCGGTTATGGCGCGCTGACATGGAACACGGACGGCGGCGGCGATGTCGCGTTCGTCAACGGCTGCAACTGGGCATCCGCCGGGTTCAGTTGGTATCAGGTGCTCAGCCCAAGCGGCTGGCAACGCATCATGTATCTCAATGCCAACGGCAACCTTTATCTGGCGGGATGCGGCGTCAGTTACGTGATTGGCGGTGCCGCCAGCAATGTAATGGGCTTCAACTGGTCAGGCTCGCGCGTCAACGCCTACGTGGACAACAACCTCATCGGCGCGCTCGCCACGACGGGCGATCTTGGTTCCTACCTCGCGCTTTCCGGTGGCGTAATGACCGGAGCCATCCAATTCAATAACAGCGGCATGGTGAATTCGATAAGCCAGGGACCAGATGGCGTCGGTCCGGTCAACAACAATATCAAAATATCGTCGTGGTGGGGTGTCGGGTTCCATAATCAGGTCGGCGCTGGCACCATCCCCGCCGGACAGGCTGGCGTATATTTTGATTGCCGAAATGGTGTCGGATACTTCACCGGGCTTAATGTTTCCGGCGACACCGCCACGCACAACATCTATCATGACGGCAACGTCGGTATCATGTATCGCGGCGTCGGCGGCGCTGATTGGTTCGCCTTCAAATGGGATGGTACCAATTCACATATAATCGTGAACGGGTGGGACTCAGGCAACGTCGCGGTCCAGAGCTGGGTGACCGCCAACTTCGCGCCAGCGGGTGTCGGTGGCGCTTATGTCGCCAAAACCGGCGATATCATGAGCGGCGGGCTGCAGATCAACTACACGCCGACCGATACGTGGGCGCAACTTTGGATCAGGCCTCAGGCTGGTAACGCGGGCACCGGCACGATCCGGTTCAGCGGCACGTTCGGTGTCGGCGTGCCAGACACCGGGCCACGCTACATATCCTCGATCCGTTCCGGCCTGACCGGGGGATGGGCCACGGAATATCTCGACATATGGATCAACAACGGCGGGACGAACGACAGCAGTCAGGACGCCAATCAGGTAAGATCGACCCGGTTCACGCGCGGTGGCGTGGACGTGAACGGTTACGCCTGGGCAACGGGCAACGTGGGGGCAAACGCGCTGGTCACCATGAGTGGCCAGGTCATCATGGTGAACAACCCGGCCTATTATTTCGAGCGCCGCAACAGCGATGGGTGGTGGCGATTTGTCGAGGGTAACACTCCAATATTTTATGTCGATAACGTCGGCAACGCGACCATTACCGGCACCGCCACCGTCAACGGTGCCGCCACCATTGCCGGAGCCGCCACGTTCAACGGTCAGACATATTTCAAAGGCATCAATCCTCAGATCAACATTGATGGACCGGCCAACACTTATCGCACGATCCAGTGGTATTCGGCGGGCGCATACCGCTGGAACATCCAGGCGGAAGCGTCGAACGAGACGGGTGGCGATGTCGGCTCCGATCTGATCTTCACGCGATGGACCGATACCCAGGCACCGGGGGCTATCCTCCGTTTCCAACGCTCGACGGGTCGGCTGCTGATGCAGGGCGGTCCCAACGGCGACACGATCCAGATGACCACGCCGCAGACCCAACCGGCACGCTATGTCTCCACCGTCGCCAACATCCACACCTGGAGCGCGGGCACCTTCGTCGATGGCAGCTACACCATCGGAGACGAGACCAGATCGGTGTTCGTCCTTGCCATGAGCGGCACGAACGGCAACGCGGTATTCAGCAACCGGCTGCAGGTGAACGGCCAACTCGCGGTGCCCAACAGTGGCCTGACCTTTGGTCAGCGCACGACGGCTGGTGACAACCCTCTCGATCTCACGCAACACATTCAACTATGGGAACCCAACTACGGCTTCAGCGTCACGAGCGGCACGCTGAACGTTGTCGCTGGGGGCAAGATAGATATGTATCCCAACGGCACGGTGGTCAGCAGTTGGCAGGATGGGGGCCTGTTTCTCCAGAAAGGGGACATCACGCTGTTTCGTGATCCCAGCGCCAACATGCACGCGGTGACCCGGCAATGGGCGCAGGCCAACTTCGCGCCAGTGGTGACCGGCGGCTACGTCGCGAAAAGTGGCGACAACATGACCGGGGCCTTGGGCGTGGTGAACACGTTCTCGGTCACCGGAGCCGCCAACGTCGCGGCGACCATCTGGCTGAACCCGGCGAACGGCAAAGAGGCGCAGATCATCTCAAGCAGGCCCGCGCCTGCCGGAATACGCTGGCACATACAAATGGGCGACGGCCAGAACACGGATAATTTCCTGATCCACCGCTACGATGACACGGGCCATTACATCGATGCGCCATTGACCATCAATCGCGCGACCTCCGCCCTGACCATGCCTGGTGTGGTGACGGCCGGAGCCTTCAGTACCAACGGCACTCTGACCGCCAATAGCGGAGCAACCGTTGGTGGACTGTATTCAACCGCTGGCATGACCGCCGCTGGTCGAATGCAGTCCAATGACATAATGAACATCTCGGGAGCGTTTTTTATCGGGAACAACACCGACTATTACCTGGCGCGCGGCGGCGATGGAGCCTGGCGGTTCGTCGAGAATACCGTCACCAACCTCACCATCGATGCCGCTGGCGGTCTGACTCCACGCGGGAACATCACCTGTAACAACGGCTCGATCTATTCAAACACCCTGGTACGATCGGACGGGAATATCGACTGCCAGGCCACGGGCATCAGATACCTCAACCTCGCCACCAATCACGGCTTCAACTTCCGCTGGGATAACACGAACATCCTTGGCCGGGTGGACAACGCGGTCGAGTTTCAACTCTCCAATCAATCCGACGAGAGATTAAAAGCCGACATCGCGCCATCCACCTTCGATTGCCTCGCCGCCGTGCTGGCGACACCTTTGTTTCAGTTTCGTTGGAAAGACGGCACCGTGCCGGGTCAGGCGCTTCTGGCGACGGCTGAGCCGAGGGAAGACGCGCCGCTGGTGCCGATCGGCTTCGTCGCCCAGCGTCAGCACGCGGTGTTTCCCGAAAGCGTCTACGCGGGCAGTGAGATCGGCGAAAGCCCCCAGAACGCCACGCGGGTCTGGTCGATGGATCACAACACGCTGTGCGCCACGCTGTTCGGCGCGATAAAGCAACTCGTTGAAACGAACGCGGCGCTAGTCGCGCGCGTCGAAACACTGGAAAGAAGGACGCTTCACTGATGCCAGCCCTGATCATTCCGAACAGCACGACCTTCGGCCAGATGACGAATTCCGTCGTCAGCCGACTGGCGGGGCTGAACACCACCGTGGTGCGCCTCAACGAGGCCGTGACGACCGCCTCGACGGGCTTCACGGGAACGGCGGGGACGGAGTTCGAAGCGCCCTCGGGCGGCATGGGGATGCCCTATCCATCGGGTAATAATTTCGGCGTGCAACCGGATGGCACGACCCCCGGCGCGAACGGCACCGCTTACGCCGACGCGGTGACCGCGCTGGCCACGCAATGGGCGGCGTTCTGGACCCTGGCGGCGCCGATCATAAAGTCACTCGACAATGGTCAGGCGGCGATGTGAAGGAGAGACGAGCATGAGCGGAATCACCGCGCCACCGGCACCGAACGCCAATCCCGATTGCCCGAATCTGCCCGACTACACGCTCTGCCGCGTCACGCGCTCGGCCTCGATTCAACAGCCGGTCATCACCTGGGAGCCGATCTACGACGGCACCGGAGCGATGACGAATTCCGATCCGAACACGCATATCTCCACCTTCACATGCGCGACGTGCTTGCAGGTGTGGGAGACCTCGGCGGTCGCGGGGCAAACGGCATCGCTTCGCAAGCTGCCGAACAAGAGCGCGTGATCAAAATGACCGAGAAGGCGCGATCAGATGTCCGGCACCGGCATTCTTCTGCACGCGCTGTTGACGGAAGACGATCTGGTGCTGACCACCGAGGACGGCATCACGCCCCTCGAGGACGAATGGTACTTTGAGTTCTTCGGACCCGACATGCGCTTTCTCGTCGTCGAGTTGGATGTCTACAAACCGGGGGCCGGAGCGCCGGTCACGATCGCCGAGGGACGGCTAAGCCATCCGCACCTGGCGTTGGCGGAACAGGAAGACCACCTGGAAACCAGCGCCCAGATCGTCGCATCCGACCTCGGCTACCGCAGCATGTCGACTGATCCTGGCGGCATCGTGGCCTATCCGCCGGTCCTCGACCAGGCATTCCAGGTTGACAACAAACTCAACCTGGACCCGGCGAATTCCGCCGTGGCGGCGACCTGGGGCACGATCTCGTTGTCGAACGCCGACAATCAGTTCGACACGTTGACCGCGACCTATAATTCGGATGGCCGCGACGTGAAGATCAAGACTGGTGAAAAGCTGTTCGACCGGACCCGACAGTATCACACGGACCCTAATTACGGCGCGCTGCAGACGCTCTGGGCTGGCGTGGCGACGCCGTGGTTCCTCTCCGACGTGGCGCTTACCGTGCCGATCCGGGACGCCACATACTGGCTGGAGCAGCTTTATCAGGCGACCGTTTACGGCGGCACCGGCAGTTACGATGGAACGCAGACGCTAACCGGGAAGCCTAAGCCGAGGACACGGGGTGGCACGACCGCCGATCCGGTCCGCAACATCACGCCGACGCTGGTCGATCCACTCAACCGCATCTATCAATACTCGGACGGCCCCGGCACGGTGGTCACCCTCTACGAAGGCGCCGCCGCGGTCTTCGTCTACAACGGCGACACCACCAATCTCTATTCCGGCTCGGTGCCAACCGGACGCTACCGGACCGATAATTCGCGCGGGCTTTTCCAGTTGGGCGCGAACTCGGTGCATACGATCACCGCTGATGTCACCGGCCAGTTCCCGATCGCGGGATCGATCACCACCTTCGCCAATCTCGCGCGCTACATCCTCACCGAGGACATGGAGCTGCCGCCGTCGCTGATCGACACCGCCTCGTTCGCCGCGGTCGATACCGCGTATCCCTACATCGCGGGCGGCTACTACGACAGCAATGGCGGACTGACCGGTGTCGATGTCGTCAACCATGTCGTCTCGGGACCGGGCTGCAAGCTGATCGCCAAACGCAACGGGAAACTCGGCCTGTTCATGCTGCGCGCTCTGCCCGCCACGGCTGTCCCCGTCGCCACCTACGATTTATCGAACATCGTCACCATCACGCCGGTCGCGCTGCCTTCCACGCTCGATCCGCCGCCCTACCGCATCCGCTCCGAGTTCCAGCACAACTTCACGCTTCAGACCTCGGACCTGAATGGCGCCTCGGCGACGACGCAACAACAGCAGTTCGTTGGCATGACCGGCAGCTTCGCCACATGGTCCTCCACCGCCGTCCTGACCGCCTTCCGCAGGCCGAACGATCCGCCGCCGATCACGGGGTTGTTACTCCGCATCGAGGGCGCGCAAGCCGTGGTCAACGACCTGGGGCTGCTCTGGGGCGTGCGCCGGAGACTGTATGACGTGACCGTCCCGGCCTTCGACAACCTCGACCGCGACATCGGCGACGTGGTCTCGCTCAGATACCCGATGGACGATCTGAAGGCGGGCCGTCTTGGTCAGATCGTTGGCTATTCGTTCCGCTCGCCCGACGCCGCGACGACAATGAGGGTGTTGGTCTGATGGGCAACTCGGTTCTCGGCATCGCCAATCTGGTGAAGACCTCCGGCCTCACCGCGGGGTCATCGGCGGTCAACATGCCACCGACGAATTTACAGACTGACAGCGGCGCGCCGTCGATGGCGTGGCAGACCAGTGGTGGCGTGCTCAGACCATCGGACGGCGCGTGGATCATAATCCGGCCGACGACGCGGCAGTCGTGGCGGATGTTCGGCATCTTCCGCACCAACCTGACGACCGGCGCGTCGGTCCGCTTCTTGCTTTACCTCAACCCCTCGACGTTGGTCTGGGACAGCTATGTCAACGGGCCGTTGCCGGGTTACGGCCAGGCGGTCGCGGTGGCGCCCTCCGACATCGCCGCGGACTATGCTGCCGTCGAGATCACCGATACGAGCAATCCCGATGGCTTCATCAATGTTCCATTGTGTTACGCGGGACCAGCGTGGATCCCGGCGATCGGTCACACCTGGCAGACGACGTTTGGTCGCGACAGCGTGGTCGACGAGATGCAGTCGCGCGGCGGTCAGGAATATCCGACGTACCGCTATCAGCAGCGCAGATGGGAAATCGCCTTCGACAGCCTGTCGGGCGCCGAGGTGTGGCAGAGCGCCGAGGAACTGGATCGGTTGTCGCGGTATGGAGGCAACATTCTGTTCGTTCCCGATCTCGCCTCGGGAACGCTGGCGAGCGAGGCGGTATTCGGGCGCGTGACCGTGACCGGCGATGTGTCCTACATCGCGGGCGTGGCGAACCTCCATGCGTGGAAATTCCGCTGTAAGGAGCGCCTCTGATGCTTGGCAACCTCATCCTCGAGACGACCAACGCGCCAGGCAACGCGGCGGATTGTCTGCTGCTCGGTCCCGCCGCCGGTCGCCTGCCGTTCTCGTTCTGGTTCGCATCGGGCGCGCAATGTTTCTATGTCCTCAACGATGGCACGCAGCAGGAATGGGGCATCGGCACTTTCACCGCCGGATCGCCGAACAAGCTGACGCGCACCACGGTTATCAAGAACTCGGCGGGATCGACGGCGCGGCTGAATTTCCTGGGGTCCACGCGGGTTTACAACGATATCCCGGCGGAACGAAGCCTGTGGGTCGATAACGGCGGCAATGTGAATTTTCCCTCCGCCATCGTGGCTACCGGTCTCTCCCTCTTCAACTCCGGTGGGCCGGCGATGTCGATGAGCGACACCGACGCGCCCCTCGATCAGAAAATCTTCGACTTCACCAGCAACAGTGGGCAGTTATGGGGTCGCGCCGTCAACGATGCCTATAACGCCGCGAACAATTGGCTGAGCGTCACGCGCAGCGGCTACGTGGTCGGCACCATCACGTTGGCGGGGACGGCGATCAATCTGAACGGCACGGTCAACACTGGCGTTCTTAATGCCGGTAGTGTGATGACTTGCCATAACTCGCTCTCGATCACCGCGGACACGGGTCAGGGCGCGACCCTCTGGCTGAACATGGCGTCCGGTCAACCCTCGCAGATCGTCTCAAGCAGGCCCGCGCCTGCCGGAACCCGTTGGAACGTTCAACTGGGCAACGGTCAGGACAACGATAATTTCTACATCCACCGCTACGACGATACCGGCGGTTACCTCGATGCCCCGCTGACCATCAATCGCGCCACCGCCGCCGTGACCATGCTCGGCGTGGTGACGGCCGGAGCCTTCAGTACGAGCGGCACCGTGACCGCCAACAGTGGCGCGACGGTAGGTGGGTTGCACTCGACCGCCGGGGTAGCCGCCGATGGGGCGGTCACCGCCGGTTCCTCCGTGACGGCGGGTGGCACGGTTTACATCGCCAACACCGTCGCGGCCAACGCGTATCAATTGTGGGGCATCGCGGGATACCAGACCATCTCGTTCACCACCGATGGCTGGCTCCTGCAGCATGAGAACTCGAGCGGGAACCTGTCGTATTTTCCACCAGCCGGCGGGGCGATTTTCTGGACCGCGGGCATCGACTTCCACGTCCGGGGCAACGTGGTCGCCGCGAACGTTTCCGACGAGCGCGCGAAACGGCATGTCGAGGCTTACACCCGCGGCCTCGCGGACCTGATCAGACTGCGGCCCATCATCTACTCCTACAACGGCCGGGGCGGCACCATCGACGACGGCGCGCGGCGCATCGGCCTGAATGCGCGAGAGAGCCAGCCGTTCATTCCCGAATGCGTCATTCCGACGCCGGAGCCGCCGCCAGGGGCCATGCGCCAGGACGGCACGCGCGCCACCGTGCCCGATGATCGATTGCCCAACCAGCTCAGCCTCGACGATAGGCCATTACTCTACGCGCTGCTCAACGGCATGCGAGAACTCGCCGAACAGAACACCGCGCTCGTCGCGCGCATCACCGCGCTTGAAGCGAAAGGGACGACAGCATGATTCCCGGCTCGTTCCCGCTCCTGCTCTACCGCGGCGATACCTGTTCCTGGCGCTTCGTCTTGTGGGCGGATGTCGATAAAACCGCGCCCGCCGATCTGGCTGGTGTCACGGTGAAGGCGGAAATCAGGGACAAGCCAGGCAGCGTGAAGGTGGTCATCCCGCTCGTCTGCGCGGTCGAGATGCCGAACGCCATCCTCGTGTCATTGGACGCCGCCGCGAGTGCCACCTTGCCGCTGACCGGCGCGTGGGACTTGCAGCTTACTTATCCCGAGGGCGAGGTGGCGACGATCCTCGCCGGGGCGGTGTCCGTGAAGGCCGACGTGACCGACAGCGCGGCGGTGACGCGGATGGCGCCGACACTGGTTCGCAGCGCATGAGCGGCGCGGTCATCGTCGAGGTCACCACGGTCGAGACATCGACGCTGGTCGTCGAGGTCGTCGTTCCGCCGCCCATCGTGGCGGTCATCGAGGTCGTCGATTTCGCCGGTCCGCCGATCGGCTATCCTCAGTTGCCCGCCGAGTTGCGCCAGCTACCCATCTCATTTCCGTTCGGCGATCGGCCCGCCGAGGGTTCGGTGGTCAATGTTCCCATGGGTTTCACGTTGACCGTGCCAGCCGGTCTGGCTGGCACCCGAACCTACGCCGGGACCAAGGCCCTGACGGGTGCGACCTTCACGCTGAACCGGGTCTCGGGGGCCGTGGTGACGCCGTTGGGCACGGTGACGATCACGCCGGCGTCGAATACCAGTTGCGACCTCGCCGGTCCCGGCGGGACGGTCCCGGCGGGCGACGTGATGCAGATCGTCGTGGGGGCGCAGGATACCCGTCTCGCCGATGTCGGCATCACGATCCTCGCCAATCGCGTTTAAAGGAGAACGACAATGTCCATCGCCAATGTCACCGAGGACGCCATCCTCAATCTGATCTTCAGCGCAACGACCTGGGCCAACTACGCCAACAATGCGACGACGACGCCGGAGACGAACATCGTCGCCGTGCTGCACACCGCCGATCCCGGCGAGACGGGAAACGGCTCCACGTCGGAGATCACCTACGCGGGGTACGCGCGCACCAACGTGGCGCGCAGCACGGGTTGGACGACCAGCTCAGCGGGCAGCGTCAGTCCCGCCGCGATCATCTCTTTCCCCATCGGAACGGCGGGCGGCACGCCCATCGCCACTTTCTTCTCGGTCGGCAAAAGCGGTGGCGGCACCTCGCCGATCCTGTTCAGCGGCACCGTCACCCCGAACATCACGACCGGGAATGGCGTGACACCGCAGCTATCCACCAGCACGACGATTACGCTGGACTGATGGAACACTCCGCCGAGATCCTACGATGCCTCGTGGAGGTGGACGCGCGCGGTATTCGCAAGGTCTGGAACCACATGGCTCCAGGGATGCCACAGCCGAAAGACGACGAAGAAGCGTTGATCGGCATTCATCTGGCGCGACTGAAATTGCCCACTATGACCGAGAGGCAGCGAAATTACTCGCGTCGGTTCCTCGCGGAGAGGGAGGCCGGACGACGGGCACTGGCGGTGGGAATCAGTGTCAACGCGCCGACGCATCGCCGCACGCAGGCACTGTCGATCCGCCATGAGATGTCGGAAGCGGTCCTGCTATCGGTGCGTGACGGGCTCGATCTCGACGTGGACGCGAAGGAAGTGTCGCGGCGAATGACGATCGCGAGGGGTAGGGGGTGAGGCATGACAGAGTGGGTCAGCGGGAATATTTTCATTCGCAAGATGTTCGACCACGTCGCTGCCGACACGGTCAATCCGGGCCACGCGCATAAATTCGATCACACCTCGATCGTGTTCACGGGTGCCGTGCATGTCAGGGCGGAGACGCCCGATGGGCGGGTGATCGAGCGGGACTTTTACGCTCCGGCGCACTTCCTCGTGAAAGCCGATGTTTTGCATGAGATAACGGCGCTGGAGGACGACACGACGGTATGGTGCCTGTATTCGCACAGGACGCCACAGGGCGACGTTCGACAGGAGTGGACCGGCTGGAAAGAGGCGACGATGTGATGGCGGAACTGTTGGTCTACGCCACCGACAAAATCGGCGATGATGTTTACAAAGACGCCAAGTTGCCCAAGATCGGCCACGTCATCCATGTCGCTGACGATGGATGGCGATGGGGAACGGAAGAACTGGCGCACGTCCACCTTCGCATCATCAAGGTCCCCGGCTCTTCCGTCGCGACATTCGAACACCTGTTATCCTGGGAGGTATCCACCGATCCCAACATCACCGATCCGGCTGATCTCACGAACACGTTGCAGCACAGGGGATTTCGTATCGATCCCGCGCTGCTTCCCCCCGTCGTTCGGACCCACTTCACCGAGGGTGAGCGGCCGGGTGAGTCCGTGATCGTCATGGACGAGAACATCATTCTCGACGCGGTGGTGGTGGTTCCGCCGATAGACGATCCAGTCGTGATCGGCTGACCGGGTGGCGCTTATAGTCAACACGGTCGGGACTGGAGTGGGGCGCGACTACAGCACGGTCGCTGCGTGGATAGCGACCGCGCTGCCCGCCGACCTGACGGCGACCGGCGCCAATAACTCTTACGAGGCCGATCTCTACGCTGATTCCGAATTCGTTCAGAGCGTCCGAAACATATTGAGCGGAAACACGACCGACGCCACACACACCATCACGATCACGACCGGAGCCGGTCAGAGTTTCATCGACCACGCCAACAAACTCACGAACCCGCTGATTTACAACGCGGCCAATGGTGTCGGTATACGCTCGATCGGAGGATACGAGAACGAACAGGTCTTCAGTGTAAGCGATGACTACGTTACCTTCTCGAAACTTCAGATGGCTTCGGGCGGCGGGCATAATCAGGCTTTCCTCGTCTTCGGCTCCAACAATAATCAGATCGACCGCTGCATCCTTCAGCAAACCGGGAACGGCTATGTCTGTCAGACTGCCGGCAGTCTGATCTGGCGAAATTGTCTGCTGGTGACGAACGGTAACATCACGGGCGGCACGAACGGCGCGCAAAAGTTCTACAACTGCACGTTCGCTTCGATACCTCACGCGACCTACGGATTCGTCAACGGTTACGGTGGCGCCGGACTTGTCTTTGAAAACTGCGCGATTTTCAACGTGGATAATGCTGTCGGCGGTAATCTGGGCTTTCCGGTCGTTTATACGAATTGCATGACGGACGCCGCCAGTCCCGCGACCGGGTGGACGGGGGGCCTGACCTACGCCAACCAGTTCGCGAACGTCACGTCCCCGGCGAGCGCCGATTTCAGGGCCAAGGCGGGTGCCGATCTGCTCAACGCGGGCGTGACCGACACCACGAACATTCCAACCGCCGCCGACATCGTCGGCACGGCGAGACCACAAGGATCGGCGTGGGACGTCGGTTGTTGGGAACTTATCATGACCGCGCCATCGACCGTATCACGACGCACACTACGGCAACGCACTGGATCGAGGGCCTGATGGAAGGTTTTCTCAAGCAGTCTACCGCCGCCAACGTCACGATCCTGATGATCGATGCCACGAGTCACGTCACGGGCGCGACGGGACTGGCGGCGGGACTGACGATCTACGCGACGAAAGCGGCGGGCACGCCAGCGACGATCACGCCAACGGTGACTGAACTCGACGCGACGAACGTGAAGGGCGTTTACAAACTGGCGCTGACCACCGGGCACACCGACACGCTGGGCGAACTCCAGCTTCACATCACCGCGACCGGTGCCGATCCGACCGACCTGAAGTGGCAGATCAGTCCCGCGATCCCAGGCGACATGGTCGCCTTCGCCGACGCCATCCTCGACCGCGACATGGCGACCGGGACCGACAGCGGCTCGTCGTCGGTTCGCACCGTTCGTCAGGCATTGCGGGTGTTGCGAAACAAGATCGATGTCTCCAGCGGAACGATGACGGTGACGAAAGAGAACGACAGCACGGCGTCATGGACGGCGGTCGTGACGACGACGCCGGGAGCCGATCCGGTAACCGGGATTGATCCCGCCTGAAAGGAAATCAGTTATGTCCCGCCAGTACTTCGCCGACGTATTGACCGAACCGCTGGGTGTCGATCTTACCACGATCACCGCGATCACCGAGACGGTGCTGATACCCACGCTGTTAACCCCGATACCGGCATTCGAACCGCGCACGGGTAAAGTCTATGAGTTGATCGTCGGCGGCACCTGCACGACGGGAGTGGCGGGCACGCTGACCATCACGCCCAGATACGGCACGGTGATCGGCGGTGTATCGATCGGCGCGTCGGTGGCACAGCAATACGTGCCCAGCATCACCAACGCGCCGTTCATCTTCAGATACTATCTGGTGTTCCGCTCAATCGGGCTTCCTGGTACCAACTCAGTGGTCTACGGCTCGGGTGACTGGGAGAGTGGCGGCGCCGCGGCGACGGCGGCGAGTGCCACGGCGGTGGTCGTTGGCGGCACGGCGACCGCCTCGGTTGACACCTCGGTCGCGAGTGCATTGTGGATCGGCGTGACGTTCAGCGTGGCGCCATCGGTCATTCCGAAATGGCACGTCTGGCGTTCGGTGAACTGATCGCGACATGCCCGTAAGGGGACCAGCGGGAAGAGCGCCGGCGGGGGTTCCCAGATTACTGGCGCGGAGCGCCTCGCAACTACCACCGCCCATCACGGCGGACGGCTCGGCGGCCGGCGTTGGCGCGGCCAACGGCGTTGGCGGCTCGCAGGTCGTCAAACATCTGGTCACGTCGTTCACCGTCCTGAACGGATCGGATCAGCAGGATTTCACCGGCACCATCGGTGCTTATTTCACTCTCGCGACCGATCAGACCTTCAACCAGGTCGGCCTGCTCAGAGCCGCGAGCAGTT